CCCCCCTAGGCGCCGCCGCGCTTTTACCACGTGCGCTACCCGTGCCACCCCCCGTCACGGCACCAGCCCAGCGCCGGCGCACGCTGGGCACAGCGCCAGCCCATGGCCCAGCACGTGGGCCCATGCCCACCGAGCACCGACCAATGGCAGCGGGTCACGTTCACCGCACAGCGCCACGATGTCCCAGCCCACCACCACCACCACGTGACACGGTGCACCAGCCGGGGCCGAGCGCCGGCGCTTCACGCCAGCCGTCCCGTTCCCCCGCACGCTGGGCACGGCTCGGTGTGGTCCGGTGGTGGGACCATCAGCCACACCGAGCCCCACCCGTGGCAGACCGGACATTCACCACGGCGGGCGTGGTCACTGGGTTTCACCACACCGACCCGCCCGCGTCCACGTCCACGTCCACGTAGTCACCAGCGCCGGGGTAGTCCCGCCAGTGAACCCACCGCCCGTCCACGTGGAACCCCCAGCGTCGGGCCAGTGGGCCAGTGGTGAAGTAGGACCAGGCTTCACCGTCCAGTAGTTCCAGGCGGTGGGCCCGCTCGGCCGGCCTGGTCACCAGATCACCGGGCCGCCACACCGTCACCGCTTCGGCCGTGTGCTCGGCCACCGTGCCGGCCAGCAACAGCGACACCGAATCCCATGGGTGATCGTGTAGGTGGGCCGGGTCATCAGCTCGGAAGTGGTGGAACCGGACGCCACCCGCCGGCGACTGCACCAGGTGGTAACGCTCCAGGTACGGCCGGCCGTCCCGTGTGATGGCGTCGCACACCAGCCCGCTGGTGTCGGGCGCTTCACCGATGCGGACACGTTGGGCGGGGAGCACGGGCCACCGTGGTAGCGACTGTCCCCTCATGGCAGCACCGACACCAGCGCCACCATGGCCAGCACGAACACCACCAGCGCCGCCACCATGCCCGCTATCCGTAGCGCTACCACGCTGACGCCACCGGCTCGGGTGGGTGGCGCCCGTCACCCCGCCGCATGTTGCACGTGGGACAGCTGGCCCGAAGGTTGGCCAGGTCGGTGTCCGATCCACCGAACCGGCGGGGTGTCACGTGGTCCACGTGGCTGGCCCGTCCCGTGCATCCCGGGTACTGGAGCCGGCACAGGTAGCCGTCGCGCTGGAGCACATAGCGCCTGGTCTTAGCCCAGCCTGGTGGCCACGTGGGGTTCACGGCTGGCGCACCCGGCGCAGGGTGGCCGCGTCCAGCAGGGCCCATAGGTAGTCACACCGGGAGCACACACCCCGGGCGCTGATCCCGTGTCCGGTACAGCCACCCGGCCCGTGGTCCACGTACCGGACGCACCCCGCCCCGTGCCCAGCCGCATAGACGGGCCGGCCGTTACAGCTCACAGCCCGCCCACTTCGTCCGCTTCGTAAGCGCCGGCCATCGGCACGATTGGGTCCAGGCCATTGGCGATCCGGCGCGGGTTGGCCACCGTCACACAGTCCCCACAAATGGGCTGGCGTTCGCCATCCACCACCACGCTGGGAACCTTCGTGGCGCTGAACGTGAACAGCCGTTTGCATCCGTAGCACTCGCCCATGACCTGCATATATCCACCGCTCACCGCTGGTCCCCCTTCGTCCACTTCGCCAGACACCGAGCACACCACCACCGATCCACGGCGGACGGTACTTCGGCCCGCTGTCCGCATCCGCCCGCACAGGTCAGCTGATGGCACCACCCAGCGGGGGACACGGCCGGCCGTACCGTTGCAGACAGGGGTTCACCTCCCAGCGATTTGGGCCGTGTCCCCCGCTCGGTGGTCATCCCCTCCGCCCACTGCTCGCGGTAGCGGGCCCACACCGTGGACATCCCGAGCCGGCGCACCCCGTTACGGCCGATCCGGGTTTCCAGCTCCCAGCCGCACGAACACCGGACACCGCCGGTGCCGTCCCGGGTCACGGCGAACGTGGATGGTTCGTGGTTCACTTCGGCCACCCCCACCGCGTGTGCTGGAGCCCGTCACTGGCCAGACAGGCCATGCACCGGTGACCGGTCGGCACCCCAGCACAGCACCGGTGCACGGGTCCCGCCTGGTCTTTCATCCATGTGGGATGCCCGCATACCCGACAGTCGCCCTTAGGTGGGGGCCAGTAGTCCAGCCGTAGGCCCGCGCTGTTCAGCAGAAATCCCAGCTTGGCGCTGGCCACTTCGGTGACATCGAACGCGGCTAGGTAGCTACCGGTGTCGGTCGGTCCCCGTTCGTACCATCGGCCCCCATCGTCTAGGTACTCGCGGAGTAGTCCCAGGTTGTAGACGAACCACTGGCCCAGCCGATGACAGCCCCGCTTAGCGGATTCGGCGAACCCGTACAGCCCGAAATCCCCGAACCCGTCCCGCACCTTGTCCAGCTCGGTGGGCACGCCAGTGGGCAAGCGGGATCGGATCGTGAATTGGTCCCCGTAGCGGGAGCGGTAGCCGAAGCTTCGGACCCGACAGGCCACGCGGGCGCTGTTGTCCAGGTAGGCCACTAGAAAATCCGTGTTCCGTCCCATGTCGTCGTCGGCGTTGGCCACGCTGACGGTCGGATCGGTCCAGCCGATGACAGGTAGACGGGTGGTGGTGGTCAGGATGTCGGCCATGTGGTCCATGAACGGGACCTGATACCGCCAGTAATCCGCGAACCGGCGCGCCGTCACCGCCGGCGCTTCCCCTTCGGTAGCCGCGCCCGAATGTCGGCCAAGTTCGCGGCCAGCTTCGCTTTATCCACAGGGGGCGGGAGTGGTTCGGGTTCGGAAACGGGACGCGGCGCGTTGTTTGTAGTTAGGGAATTAGGTTTTGTGTTCAGCAAGCTGAACCCGTTCTGAACCCGTTCTGAACCCGTCGAGGGGTTCGGATGGCGAACCCGTACCGGCAAGTTATCCACAACGGTCAGCCGGTAAATGTTGGCGTTGCCGGGGCGCCCGTCAGCCTGTCGGACCGTGACCAGCTCCCCCAGAAATTTGAGGGTTCGGATTGATTCGTAGACGGTGGTGCGAGACACGCGGGCCTGGTGGGCCACGGCCGCCAACGTCATGTGCACTTCGCCGTCATGGTCGGCGTGGTCGGCCAGCACCAGCGCCACCATCAGGGCCGTCATGTTCGGCGCCTGGGAGTAGTCCCACACGGCCGTCATCGCACGGACACCCACCGTCAAACCTCCCCGAGCTGGCGGGCCAGGGCGGACAGGCGGGCACGGGTGGCCACGATGAACGGGCCCAGGTCGGCCATCGGGTCCCGCTCGGCCCCGGTGGTCATGCGTTCGGGTCAGTGATCCGGGCTAGCTGGGAATCCACGAACGCGGCCAGGGGCGACAGGTCCCGCACCAGCTTTAGCGTGCAATCCGTGCACAGGTAGACCATTTGCATCCCACCCTTAACGGGCATTCCGAGCGGCTGTAGCCGGTGGATGAACCACCCAACCGCCGGCGATTCCGTGCGGGCATCACAGCCGGCCCCGTCGCACAGGTATGTAGTTTTTTCGCTAATTCGTCCCATCCCTATCCTCCCTGTTCACCACGTGGACCACCGCCCCGCTTCCAGCTCCGTCAGGTAGCGCCGAGCCCGGGCCACCACGTACGGGTCACCGCGGCGGGCCACCACCTGGAGCCGATGGCGGGCGCGCACGATGCGCCACCACCACGTCATCGGTGCTCGCGCTTTGTGATCGCGTCCACCAGCGCCCGGGCGTGCGCTTCCAGCCACGGCCGGCGCCCCGGGTCCAGCCAGTCAGCGCGGAGCTTCCCCCGGGTGCGCTCCAGCTCGGCCCGTAGGTAGACCAGACAGCAGCGCTGGTGTTTCGACACCCCCCGAACCACGGCGGGATTGATCCGGTAGCCGCAATCGCACCGCGTCGCTGGTGCCATCGTCGTTCCCCTTCGGTAGATGTGCCACGTACAGCTCCACAGCGCGGCTTTGGGTGCGGCCCGTGAACCACTCACCGCAATCGCACTCCAGCCACCACCGGGACCGATTGACCCCCACCCCGGCCCGCTTGACCCGGTGGCCCGTCACCGCCGATTCTCCGGGTCCTGATCGCGCACCCAGTCCGGGACCGCATCGTGGCGGGCCTTACGGCGCGCCGGCGTCCGGTCGGGCTCCAGGTCAATCGGCGCCGGCGCCCGATCCGCCGGCGGGGTCGGCGGCCCCATTTCCGGCGTGTCGGTTGTTATCCGACTATCCGACGCGGGCACATCGGCCGACACTTCGGCGGTGATCGTGGTGTCTTCGTCCCCGTCTTCGGGGCCCATGAATGCCACGGCGGCCGCCACTTCGGGGAACGCTCGGCGGAGCGCCAGTGATTCGGCCGTCTTGCCCAGCATGTGGCTAGGCATTTGCTCCCACGTGGGAAGTAGGTTCCGGGGCTCGGTTTGGTAGCGCTGGGCGAATTCGTCCCACTTCACTGTCCCGTTCACCGGTAGTTCCCAGCCGGCCACGTAGACCAGGACCCGGGCCGCGTAGGGCTCCCCTTCGCCGTCCCACACTTCCAGCCATTCCAACGGGCCCCGGCTCCCATCGGTGGACGTGGCCCGGGGCCCGCACCACTGCGGCCCGTCGATACCCCGGAGCCGTCCCGAGCGCTCCGCGATGAACCGCCGTCCCGCCACCGTCATGGTGGGCCGGAAGACGTTGTGGCCCAGCTTCTTGTCCCAGTGGGGGAGCATGACGATATGGCCCGCCCACGGGTCCAGCTCCAGGTGGGCCGCCACCGCGGCGAAGTAGGACAGCTCGGTGTCCGTCGCGTTGGGCGCGAATTGCTCGCGGAGCGTTTGGGTGGTCGCGCTCCGGTTCGTGGTGGGGGCCAGCTGTTGGCCCGTCACCCCGCGTGTTCCCAATACGGCTCCGGGGTTCCGAGCGCCACCAGCTCGGCGCGCACCAGATAGCGGAGCTGGCGGTTAGCGGGGATGCGCCAAACGGACAGCCGGCCGTCCGCGATCCACCGTTCCAGCGTCCGCCGCGGGTAGTTGTAGGCGGTGACCGCGTCGGCCACGGTGATTAGTTCGGCCGGCTCGGGGACCGCTTCGGCGGGCGCATCGGTTGGCATAGATGCCACAGGATGACGGATCGGCCGGCGATGTCAACGGGCCGCCACCGCTGATGGGGTGCCAACCCGTACCATCTAATGCCATGTGTCATCCCCCCGAAACGCGTATGCCCACGCGTGCACAAAAACGGGCCGCCGGCCGCATTGGGAACCTCCAGGTCAGCGCCTATTGCCCATATATCATGTGGTATATGACCAGGCGCCCGGGCGCCGGTCTGTGGCATTTTCGTGACACTTCGCGGCACGGCCGTTTTTCCACTGGCCATGCACAGGGCGGCCGGTAAACGATGGCCAGCGGTACCCGCCGCAGTGCATCGCAAACGATGAACACGGCCGCCTGGGTTTCCAACTACCTGGACGGGCGGCGGGACCGCGCCGAAATCTCGGCCAAGTCCGCCACCCTTCACAGGTCCCGCCTGTCCACGCTGGCGGCTGTCTGTCCGAAGGTGGCGGACCTGACCCGGGCGGGCCTGGAGCGGTGGCTAGGTTCGCTCCAGCTGGCGCCGGCGTCCCGGCGGGCCTACCTGTCCACCGCTAAGGGTTTCACGGCGTGGCTGGTGGATCAGGGGCGCCTAACGGCCGACCCGTGCGCCCGCGTGCCCCGCGTCCGTGAACCGCGCCGGGTGCCCCGAGCACTGACCCGGGCCCAGGTTCGGGCCCTGCTCGGTGTGCTCCCCGATTCCCGGGCCTGGGCCGTGGTCATGCTGATGCTGGGGTGTGGGCTCCGGGCCGCCGAAGTGGCGGGGCTGGAGCTGGTGGACTGGGACCGCGACAGCGAAACGCTGTTCATCCGGGGGAAGGGTGGCCATGAACGCATGGTTCCAGTCCCGCCCGAAGTGTCCGAACGGCTGGCCACGTACCTGTCCGATCGCGGCCACCACGCGGGGGTCCTGATCGGGGCCCAGCGCCCGCCCCGGGGCTCGGCCCTGAACCCATCGGCCATCGTCAAGCTGGTGTCGGGGTGGATGGCGGCCGCCGGCGTGAAAGTGGGCCCGTATGACGGGCGGTCAGGTCATGCCCTCCGCCACACGTGCGCGTCCGATGTGTACGAAACCTCGCACGATTTGCGGACGGTCCAGGAAATGTTGGGCCATCAGCATTTGGCCACGACAGCGATTTACCTTCGGCACAGTGACCTGGACCGGATGCGGGCCGCCATGGCGGGGCGCAACTACGCGGCGCCCGATCCCGAGCCGACCCCGCCGGCCGAGCCCCGCCGGCTCCGGGTGGTGGCCTAACCACACCGCGGTTATTCATCCCAACGGGGGATGGATGGGGGCCGGAACCGCCACTAGTGGCATTGGCGGGGACTAGTCCCCGCACCGACAATGGCGGGTGCCGGGGCTGGCGTATTGGTACCCGTAATACCTGCGTCAGCCCCGGCGTCCCGTGGCAGTGACCATAACCAAACCATGCGCATCATGGCGGGGTGCCGATGTCGCGGCCCGTGGCTATGCGTACCGTGTCCGCCGGCGGGCGCCCGGTGCTCCGCCCGTCACGGAGCCCGGGCGCACGTCCCTAGTCCGTGTCTTTGTCGTCCCCGTTGCGCCGGCGGTGGTTCTCAGTCGGTAGTTGATTCACGATGATGGCCACCCCGCCCAACAGTCCGACGCTGGCCAGCAAATCGGTGGACGCGTTCGTGTTCAGCACGTAGACCACCACGGCCAGCGACATGACCAGCACCCCGAACACGTACAGCATTAACAGCTGACGGGCCCGGGACATCAGGGCCGCGCTAGCGCCGGCTGTAGTGGTAGCGCCGGAAACGGTCCCCGCCGGCGTCACCGAAATCAGCCACCAGCACGTAGCCGCCGGCCCCGTCATCAGCGATGCCCACACAGGGTTCGCCGCCGGGGGTGTGGTCAGGGGCATTGATCCCGCCGAGATACGGGGCGCCGTCATAGGCGAACACCGCGCCCGTGCGATCGGTCACCCACACACCCCCGCTAACCACGTCGTGCAGGACCATGCTTCCCTCACTTTCATCGATGGCGGGCGGGCCCACGGTGGCCCCGCCGGTGGCCGCGTCCAGAATTTCCGGGCGCCGGTTCAGTCGGACATCACACGGGCACGCGGTGGCCACCCCCATGCGGTGATAGCCGAACCCGGGTTCCCCGTCCGCGTTGGCCAAGACGGCGGGCCAGCCGTGCCGGCGCATCCCCTCCGCGTACAGCCGGCCGAGCGATGCCACCATGGCGTCCGACATCGGGTCGGCGTGGGGCGGGGCCGAGCACCCTTCGGTTTCCACCCCACAGTAGGTGTCGTTCATTTGCATGGCGTGCCAGGCCACCGTTTCGCTGTCCACGTACTGTTCGATTAGCCCGGACTGGGCCACCCAAAAATGGGCGGACACGTCGCCGTGTTCAAACGTGGACCACACCGAGCCGTCCATGACGGCGTGGTGGAGCAACAGCCCCAGATTGGCGGACATGCGCCCGCCCTGGTTTCCACTGATCGGGCGCCACGTGGCGCAATCGAACCGCGCCACCTACGCGTCACCCCCTTCGCTGTCGGCGTCCCCGTCTTCGGGCTCGGGTTCGGGCGCCGGCGTCGGCGGGGGCTCGGGGTTCGGTGTGGTGTCGGTCATGTGTCTTCCCTTCATGTGTTTGCCCCGGTACCTAGTGCCAGGGCGAAGTTTCCAGGGCCTTAGAACGAATCGACTAGCTGGGGTTTTCGTCAAGCGCTTTTAGCTCGGCCCGGGCCGCCGCTAGTTCGCGCCGTCCGTCTTCGGTGGTCAGCTCGGCCACCACGTACCGGATGGCCACCACCCGCGAACCCTCGACTAACCGGACTTCCGTGCGCTCCCCGGAGTGGCCCGGGCTAACCATGATGTGTCCCATATCCACGTTCATAGTTCACGGGCCGGTGGACATCAGGGTGGCGGTTAGGTACGTCCGGCCGCTGTCGGGGTAGGTGCCCGCGTTCGCGCCGGTGGACTGGAACCCGCGGACATCCAACAGGTCCCCCGCCAGAAGACTGAGCGCGTCGCACCCGCCCACGACGGGGAGCGCGGTCCAGTTCGTGGCCCCGAACCACCGGCGCGCTTCCGCGTTATTCCGCCACAGCTCGGTGAATATCTGTTGACTGGGGGGTATCCCGGCCATGGACAGTTGCCACCCCACCGAGCAGGTGACCAGATAGACCCCCGTGACGGGAATAACCAGACAGTCCCGGGTCCCGCTCGGGGTCACGCGGGCCATGCCCCCGTATAGGTAGTTCGTCCCAGCCAGCCCCACAGGTTGCTCCGCCCCACTGGCGGCCACCGTTTGCACCGTCGCGTACAGCCGGCCGGCCGGGACGGCGACGGGTGGCATATTCAAACCACCCGTTCGGCGGTCGGTGATGTTGGCCGCGGTCACGGCGGCCGAGCCCCCGGCCACGTAGACCTGGGCCAGCGCCACCGACTGGGCCGGCACGGCCGGCGCCACCGGGCTGGACGCTTGGGCCCCGTTCACCTTCGCAAACACGAAATCTTCGTTAGCCCCGCCCCAGTCGGCCGAGCGGGCCGTACACACCACCAGGTCTATGCGGTTCGTCCCCGATGGCGGGGCCGGGTCAAGCGTCACAGTCTCCACCGCGGTGGACGTGCATAGGACGGACTGCAACAGGCCCACCGGGACGGCCACCTGGCCCGCGGCGATGTTCAGCACCATGGCGGATTGGGGGGACACCGCGCACCCGGACACGGCCGAGCTGGGCCACAGCGCGGCCATCAGTCCGCGGTCCGCGTCGGCCGGGTAGCTTCCACCCTGTAGCCACTTCGGGGTCAGTCGGGCCACTTCGTCACCTCCGCGCTAGCGCGTTCACGTCTTGGCCAATGGCCTGGAACATGGCGGACAGGCTGACCGCCGGCCGGCCCACCGTTAGCGTCACGTCTTCCCCGCTGAAATCGTCCCCCACGTCCCAGGTGATCCCGAGCACCCGCACGGTGGTGGACACCGACAGCCGGCCCACCTGGAGCACCAGGGGCACGGTGTCCCCCATGTTCGGGGTACCGGGCACCACCGCGCCGGGGGACATCGTGAGGGAATAGGACGGGGACAACAGGGACGACAGGGCCAGGTCCCCGTGGGCTTTTTGCGCCAGCGTGTTCGGGTCCGACACGTCCGACGCGTTGGACCCGTTCTCCCACAATCCCCACGGCGCCGTGGTCACGTTGTTGGCGTCGGGGCTCCACGCTTCGCTATACAGCTGGGGCGCGCCCACGGTGCTGTCGCCCTGTCCGATCACCCTTTGGTAGTTCGCAAAATCGGTGCTGTTTGCGCTCCTGGTGAACCCGGCCACGGTGGAGCCGTAGTGAAAGGTGAAATCCGAACGGGTCACCCCCTGGGCCCCGTAGAAAATGCGGAGCCGATCGGCGCCGGTGGTGCTCGGGGCTAGGTCAAAATCGAACCCGCCGATGACGGCGGCCAGGTTGGCGATCAGGTCCCCGATCACCGAGCCCCCGGTATAGGTGCGGTCCCGCAGTACCCCGGACTTGGCCCGGGCCGTCCCGTCCGGGTTCACCAGCGCTGTCACGATCGGAAGACTGGAGCCGGGGACGAACGACGTTCCCCCGCCGGCGCCCAGGTTGATAGCCAGCCACAGCAGATTGGTAACGATGTCGTCCTGGTCCCACTGGCTGTAGATCAGATCATTGGGGCTGGTGAGTATGCGCCGGCCCAACATGGACAGGTAATCATGCGCCGTGAAGTTGACGCTGTAGTCCTGGGCCGTCACCTGATCTTCGGACTGGGCCACGATGAACCGGCCCATGAGCACCCCATCCCGCCACAACAGGACATCGGTGGACAGCTCGGCCACGTAGGCACATGACGGGTCCCGGCCGTCCATGGTCCACGTCAGGGTGGCGCTGGCGTTCCACTTCGTGTCCAGCTTGACGGAGCGGACCTCCACCAGCTCCGCTATCCCGGTTTGACGCGGGGTCGCGGCGGCCGTGTAGTCGCGGTGGTGCACGGTCAGCCGCCACGTGCTCATGTGAGAAAGCCGTCTTGCCAGGTGGCCACCACCTGGGTGACCTGTGATGTGCTGGAGCCGGTCATGGTCATGGCGGTAGACCCGGGGGCGACGGGGAGCACCGGCCATACGCTTTGTTGCCAGTCAATGGACGACATCACCGACAGCCCGGTGTCGGTGTAGGCGGTTTTCGCCGCGGTGTCCACGTCCACCCAGTGGCCCGGATCAATGCGGAACCCGGCCACGAACACCACCCAATAGTCCGTGACGAACCCGGGCCCGGTGGCCTGTAGGTGGACCACCGGCGTGGTGATGGGGCCGTAGATGCGGAGCACCGGGCGCACCGGGGCCACGTCCCCATCGCTGGTGATGGTCCCGGTGGTGGGGGACATCCCGCCCACGGGGTAGACGCGATTAAACGTCAGCGGGTAGACCCGGCCGGCCGCCGCGCCGCTACCGGCGAACGCGACGGCGGAACGGACCACCGGGTCATACATGATCGGGTCGGGGGCCACCCAGGACAGCTGAATGTCGCGGGATGCGGACCCGCTGATGGGCCAGCTGTAGCCGGCGGCCCGCACCGTGAGCACCCGCTCCGGTGTGCCCGGGCGGTCCAGCACGTAGTGAAGCTGGGGCCGAACGCTGGGCAACATGAACGGCGCGAACAGGGTGGCGATCTGGTCGGCCGTCATCCCGTGCCCGGACTGTCCGGTCAGGTTGGCGGACACGGCCCGGGAGCCGAACAGGGCCGAGCGGTCAATGGTCCCGTCTAGGGGCGCCGGCCGGTTCTCCACCACTTCGCGAATCTCGGGGTAGCCCAGGTCCAGGGTGGTGCAGTAGTAGCCCGCGGCGTAGTCCTCCAGCTCCAGGGTGGAGCCCCCGAGCACCAGCCAGGCGCGACGAACGCAAACCATCAGACCCCCTGGGTTTGCAACGTCCAGGCCAGCCGGCGGCCAAACGTGGTCACGTCCACCCGCTCGGAGAAATGGGCGTGGGCTATCTCCACCACGGGCCCGTTCCGGTTCGTGACGCTGGCGGGGGCGGGGCTGATCACTTCACCGGCGTGGGCGAACACCAGTCCGCTGGCGGTCATCAGTCCGCCCCGGGCCAGCGTCGGGATGTGCGGCGGGCTCCAATCGAACCCGAGCCCCGCCACGTGTAGAAAATCGGTCACCGGGTTAGATGGGATGTGCACCGAAATGTGCACGCTGTTGATAGCGCCGGCTACCGCGTTCCACGCGCCTTTAATGGGGCCCAGGATGTTGTCCTGTATCCAATGCCACGCGGATTTAAACGGGCCGATGATGGCATCGAACACACCGGACAGCGCGCTGGCGATAGACCCGGCCACCCCGGAGAACCACCCGCCAATTTCTTTGATCTTCCCCCACACCCACGATGCCGCGTTGGCCACAGGCCCGGTGATGAATCCGTAGATGGCGGACCACACGCCAGCAATAAAGCTGACCACCGACATGGCCGCGCCTTTGACCATATCGAAGTGGGTGATGATGAACCCCACCGCGATTCCGATAGGTCCGAACAGGATTCCGAGCAGTAGCGGCCAGTTGCCCACGATCCAACTCCACACGATGTTGATTAGCGACAGGATTCCGTGCCAGATGGTGTCCCAGTATTTGGCCAGTAGGACGATTCCCACAATGAGCAGCGCCACCCCGGCGGCTATCCCGATGATGATCAGCATGACGGGGTTTGCCGCCAGTAGCCCCATGGCGAAGTTCACCGCCAGCACGGCCGCGGCCACCAGGAAAAACCCGATGGCGACAGGGACCAGCACTTTGGCGTTGTTGGCAAAAAACGACATGAGCGGCTGGAGTATGGGCAGGATTTTTTCCAGGACGGGGACCAGCCCCGAGCCGATGGCCACCTTCAGCGCGGTCATCTGGTTCTCGTAAATCTTCATTTTCCCGGCGGAGGTTTGGCCCATCTCGGTGGACAGCCCGCCCACCTTGTCCTGTAGGCCCGTCACAATTTCCTGATAGTTCCCGGCCAGTGTCTTCGTGTTCTTGAAATCGAGCCCCACACCCTTTAGCGCTCGGCCCTGACCTAGCAGCGCCTTTCCGATGTCACCGGCCGCGGTCGGTAGATCCTTCCCCGTCTTCGTCGCGTAGTCCTGGACCAGGGGCAGCAGGGTTTTCAGCTGGTCCCCCGTCAGTCCGTAGGACGCCAGCGTGGCTAGGGCCGCTTTGGATTGCCCCGCGCTGAACACGGTGACCATAGACAGCTGTTTGGCATAGCTGGCCAGTGACGCGGTGACCGCGTCGGACGCGCCCGGGATGCGCGACAGGGCATCTTTGAATTTCACCGTTGTCGCTTCGGCCGATTCGTACGCGGCTACCGATTCTTTCCCGAAATCGAAAACCTTACGGGCCAGGTTTTGCACCACCCCGGCCGCCAGGACCCCGGCGAACGTGGATTTGAAGCGGGACCCGAAAGATTCGGTTGTCTTCGCCGTCTGTTCTATGTTCGATTGGGCCTGGGACGAATCGCTGGTGATCTTGACGTGAATCTCAGAATCGGACCTAGCCATGGCGGGCCCGCTTCATTTCCTCCGCCTGTTCGTTCAGCAGCTCCACCGCGGTGAACAGCGCCCGCGTGTCGTCTAGCCACACGTCAGCCGGGACCCCGGACTGGAGCGCCACCGACACCGCTACCCGGCCGATACTTCCAGCTGGGTAGGGTCCAGGTCCCGGCCGCCGGTTTCGTCTTCCACTTCGTCCGCTTCCACCAGCGCGTCCAGGAACGTCACGAAATCGCGGGGCACCGGCGCTTCCGTGCGGAGTAGCGCGTTGTGCACTATTCGATTCTGGAGCCCCATGGAAAACTCCGGGCTCCCCTTCCGGTCCAGGGGGATCACCACATCGGCCTGGTCCCGGGCGTTCGTGGTCACGTAGATGGGGCCGTCCACCCCGTCCACCACCACCCGCCAGCGCGTACGGAAACTAGGCATTCATGCCCCTTTCACTTCGGCACACGCGTGGTCCACCGCTTTTTGGTAGACGGCCAGCCATTGCGCTTCCGTCGCGTCGGCCGCTTCGTCCACGAACGGTTGGGCGCTGATGTTGTGGCCGGGCCAGCCGTAATGGATCGGGCCGAAATACGGTTCGTAATTCGTGAACCCGGCGCTGTCTTTCGTGAACCCCGAACGGGTGGCGCTGGCCAGCCGGCCGGTGACGTGGGGCGCCAGCGGGCGGGACGCGCCCACGAAGATGGCGGCGGCCGCTTTGTGCGCGTCGGACATATCACCCAGGTCATGGGCCGCCGTCTTCATGGTGGACGCCACGCGGTCCGCCCCGATCACCGTGACGGTAACGCGGTCGGCCACTAGGCCGCGACGGTCTCGCGCTCGGCGCCGGCGGTGGCGCCACCAGTCGGCGGGGTGCGGGCGGGCCGGCCGCTGATGTCGAATTCCCACGTGGTGGTGATGCGCGTGTTCACGTCCCCACCTTCCTCCAGGGCCCGGATCACACACGTACCGGCCCAGCCCAAACCGCTGTCGTTCGGCTCCCAGGTAAAGGGAACCTCCGTCAGCGTGTTGGCGTAGCAAAACGCGAGGAACCCTTCGGGGTCGTCAAAATCCTGGATTGACGTTCCGTTAATGGTCCACTTGTCTTTTTTCCCGGCGGGCAGCGTGTCCCCGCACAGTGTCTCCACCGCCGAGCCGTCGTCTTCGTAGGTGGGGGTGATCTTCACGCTGGACGCTTGACATGCGAATTGCACGCCAGTCCCCACGGTGCCACCACCTTCGCCGTTAAACGTCAGCGTTCCGTTCCGTACGCGTGACTCAGTAATGGGCATCAGTCGCAAACCTCCGTGAAATTGATGATGAACGCGGGCAACATTTGGGACCCGTGCGGGTAGGCGATCCGGCGCGCTGTCTCGGGGTTCAGGGCGCCGGCGATGTCGTCTAGTAGCTGGTTCAGGATTCCGAAGGATGCCCCGGCCCCCGAGCCGGTCGGGGCGGGGCCCACCGCGTACAGCGCCCATTCCGCGCTGTAGCCACACCCGAGATTCCACACCCGCCCGGGCGGGAGCACCAGCACCCCCGGCGGGTTCAGGGCGGACGGATCGGTGGTGGCCCGGACCCCGGCCGCCACCAGCTTGGCCACGATGGCGGCCATAGCTTCGTCCGCCCCGGTGGTCACGCCACCACCACCGCCGTGTACGGGCCCAGTAGCCCGCTGATGTCGGCGTCGTAGCTGGCGATGCGGGTGGCGCCCATATCGGCCACCCCCACCACCCCGTCCGGGCTGTTGCGCCGGGCCATCAGCCGGTTCGTCAGCAATAGCCCCGCTTCGTGCAGTGACCCGGGCACCGGGAGGGGGTCCCCGGTGTCCGGGTCATAGGTGAAACCCCGGGGCGCGTTCGTTTCGATGGCGTCGGTGGCCGCGTCCACACACTGTTGGATCGCGGCATCGTCGGACGTGTCGGCCGTGTCGATCCGCGCCCATGCTTTGTAGTCGGCCACGGTCAGCCACGTGGGAAACGAACGCGCCCCGGGCATCAGCTAGCCCCCGTTTTTCGTCCGGCTGGTGTGGCCACCGCTTCCGCTGTCCGCTTCCAGCGGGAGCAACGTGCTGGTGACTTTGCAGAATTGCATCGGGTCCACGGCGGCCGCGGCCCACATCCCGATCACTCCCACGTTGTAGCCAGCCACCCCGACATCTACCACCGACAGTTGCACCGGAGCCCCGGGGGTTTCGTAAAACTCGGCCTGGTCGGACGGGCCCACCAGAAACGCGTTCGGCGCGATGTACGGGTCGATCACCGGCCGCAGTCCCATGACACTGGTGATATTCCCCACGGCGTCAGCCGTCCCGTAGGCATTCTGTGGGGCCAGGTACGGGAACAGCGGGCGCCCGCCGGCGTCGGTCAGCCCCGCCAGCAATCCATACGCGGCCAGCCCCAGCCACACCGTGTCCGGGAATAGGTTTTCCTCCCCGTTCGTCGCACACTTCACCGACGCCGCGGCGATGGCCGCGGCCAGCGTGGCGGCCGTCCCGTCCCACGCTTCGGACTGGGTGACGTTGGCCAGCATCCCGCTGAACGCGGCCGCGTCGGATTTGCGGCCGTACACCCCCACCAGGTCAGAAAAGATGATGTCCAGCGCGTTGGGGCTGGAGCGGTTGACCAGCTCCCACGAAACGTCCACCGCGCCCGCGTAGGACGACAGGTCGATCTTCACCAGGTCCAGCGTGAATGCCTGGGACGCCACCGGGGTTTTCTCGGCGTGCGGGCCCACGTCCACGTGCTGGCTGATGTGGGGGCGCTGGACTTCCATGCCCACCGGGGGCAGGTTGGGCTTCGTCATGGCGTCCACGGACGGCCGGTTGCCCAGCCACGTTCCGAGCACATCCCCCGTGACCTGTGGGGGCACCAGGCCCGGAGTCTGGGCGGTGGTGACATCAGCCAGGGCCCGGGTAAAGCGGGCGGATTCGGCCGTGTCGCCACGGCGTGACCTCATGTACCCCATGACGTATTCGCCGGGGGTCCGGTAGGGGAACGCGCCGGAGCGCTCGGCCACCGGCTCGGGGTCACGGGGCGAAGACGACAGGCGGGCCATCAGCTCACCGGCGCGGGCGTCCAGCTCCCCGCGGTCCACCAGCAACCCGAGCCGTTCCGTCTTGGCCTGGGCTTCGGTCCGTAGTTCGTCCCAGGTGGACTGTTCGGGATCGGTCAGGGTGTCGCGCTGATCAGCGACGGCCCCCGCTTCGATCGCGTTCATACGGCCATGCAATTCGTCTATGGACTGGCGGAGCACATCTACCAGGGTGATCACTTGAAAACCTCCAGGGTTCGCGTTCGTGCGGTCTTCCCCGGAGTGGCTACACGCGCCCAGTGGTGGCCCGGTGGTGCTCGGTGGGCTCCGGCTGGCGGCCGGCATCCGTTCGGCCCGGACGCTACCGCGTGGATATATCCGGTGTCACGGATGACGGGGCCGAGCCCACCACGTGGTCATCGTGGTGGGCGAACACCTCGGCCAGGATGGCGTCCGTTTCGGGGCTGGTGGTCCAGGTCCGGCCGCACACGCGGCAGACCAGCGCCCCGTCCTCCCCGTTCTCCCCGGCCGCCACCCGGCGAATTCCGATGGCGTCGGGGCGGGGCACTACAGCAACAGGGCCAACAGGCCCGCCCCGGCGGCGATGATCCCGCCGGCCAACAGGTCCACCGTGTTGTCCGGTTTCCCGATCAGCACCACCAGCGCCAGCACCAGGGCGGCCACCGCGGCGCACACCACGAAAAACCGGCGGAGGATTTGGGCCTGGGTCACCGGCGCACCACGCGGCCCCAGCGGTCCAGGGCGGTGGCGCGCTCCACCTCGAGCCGGCCCCGCTCGAGCCGGAGGGATGCCAGGGACGGGTGGGCGCTGTCGGCCCGCACCCCGGTGACCCCGGCCGCGGCGAACGCGGGGAAGTTGCACACCGACACTTCCCGAAGGTTCACTTCGGTGCGCTCCACCAGGTCCCGGGCGCTGGCGGGTTCCCGGGTGGGCCCCTTCGTGACTTTTTGCTGTACGGGTTCAAACCCGATTGACAGCCCCGACAGGGCCCCATCGGTCACCAGCGCCAGCACTTCGTCCGCCCGGGCTGTCCGCGACAGGTGGAATTCGGCCGCTAGTCCGTCGTCGGTTTCCACCAGGGCGGTGGCCACCCCGATGGGCGGGGCCCGGTGATCGTGGAACCCGAGCAGCGGGACGGGGCGCTGGGCTTCGCGGATCGTCTTCTTAAACGCGCCGCGTCGGAACACTTCGGTGTATTCGTCCCACAGGTCCGAAACGTCCAGCTCCGCCCCGAAGGGGACGGCCAGGCCCACCAGGGTGCGCCCGTCCCCGTCGTCGTCTTCGTGGCGCACCGTCAGCGTGGTGGCCATGGCATGGGTCAGCACCTTCACCGCGATACCTCCAGTAGCGCCCGCCCGTTTTGGTTCGGGCCCCCGTTGTCCCCCACACCGGCGCCGGCGCTGGGCACCGTGCCCAATGCGGGAGGCGACACCGGCGCCGGCGCCGGGGGTTCACCTTCCGGCCCACCCGAAGGTGGGAACCCGGCCAGGGCCCGGGCCTCGGGAAGGGTGATTATCTCCGCCCCGTACAGCGTCACCGCCGCCTGGGCCCGGGTCAGGGTGTCGGGCCGGAGTAGGGCCTGGGTGAAGAATTCGGCCGTGTTGCCCCGGGGTAGGCACTGGAGCGTTAGTTGCTGTTCCAGCGGGGTTAACAGCCGCATGATCGTGGTGGTTATGAACCGGCCGAATTCGGTTTCCGCGTTCGTGTAGGTGTGGCGCTGGGATTCGATCCCGAGCAGAAACGGCGGAACCCCCAGCATCATGGCGATGGTTTGCGCGTCCCACTGACGGGCCTGGACTAGCTGGGCTTTGTCAGCGTCGGCCGCCAATGGCTGGAAGGTGGTGGAGCTGGGCACCACCACCGGAGCCGGCGCCCCGTTCACGGCGGCCAGCCACGCGGTTTTCAGCTGGGTGGCCTGGTCCTGGGTCAGGTTCGGCCGGCTGTCGGTGATCACCCCGCTGGGCATCCCCGAATCAGTGAAGTAGCGCCCCGCGTAGGCGTCGGCCGCCAGCGCCGAGCTGATGGGGGCGGACAGGGTGGGGATCAGCCCACGGCCGCGTAGCTCCCCCGAGCGTTTGTCTATGGCCACGTGAAACACGCGATCGGCGGGAATGGCGTCGTCCATGCCCTCCAGCGCATAGACGGGCTGGAGCGTGGCGGGGTCCCGGGCCACTGACACGGTGGTCACGTCCAGGGGGACCAGCTGGGTGGGCCAGCCGGTGGAATCGGGCGGGCCGATCAGGGCCACATAGTTGCCAAATAGCAATATGTCCGACACGTATTCGTCCACCCAGTCCGCCGGGGCCCGGTTGGGCCCGGGGGTGGGGTTGGCCACGATGGGCGCCGGCGGGTCTACCACGTCCTCGCCGCGTTTGTGACGGAGCGGGAGTTGCATACACACCCCGCTAATCAGCCGTAGGGACGCGGTCAGGGCGGGGACCTGTCGGGCCATCCATTCGGACACCCAGGGGACCCGCCCGCCGTACATCCCGCCCGGGCCGTACAGCCAGGAACCATCGTCTATGGCGGTTTGCTCCCAGCGCCGGCGCAACAGCTCGGCGGCCCCTTCCAAATCACCGGAGTAGCCGGACGGCGGGCGCCCGGGCGCGAGCGCCCCGCCTAGTGGGGTGTCTTCGCTGGCGCTAGGGGAGCGCTTCCAGGGCAAGCGGGCCACCGCGGCGGAATGCTAACCGCCGCGAGCACCTAGAACGCGGTCCAGCTGGCCACCGGGGCCAGCGTCGGGTGGTCCAGCGCCCACGTGGCGGCCGTGACAGCCACCACAGGGGCGATAGGGGCCACGGAACCCCGCCGGTGCCACACCCACCCCCCGTCCCCCGTATCGCGCCCTGGGGCCGATTCTGCGGCCGTCTGGAGCGAAGGGTGCGCGCCCACCGCGATGCGCCGTTCCGTCACCGCGGCCAGCCACCCGGTGCACGCGGCGGCCCAGTCGCGGCCCCTGATGGGGGTGACGGCCAGCCCGGTGGTGGCCAACGTGTCCGCGATGTCCAGGCCCGGGCCCGCCGCGTCATACCCGATCCCCACCGGGGCCCACTTGGCCACCAGGTCCCCGATGCGCTCGGCCATCCACCCGGTACCGGGCCGGCTGTCCACGAGCTCACAGCGCCGGCGCCCGCCGAGCTCGGCCCACGACACCGCCACCGCGCCGGTGGAGCGGTCCCGGGCGCAATCGAACCCGATGGCGACGCGGACCCCGGACGGGACGGCCCGGATGGGCGGGACCTGGACCGCTTGCCAGCGCCCCGGGGGAATCTTCGGGGCCGCGGTGGACCCCATCCCATCGGGCCAGCGGTTCCCGTAGGCACGGCTGAACCCGGCGGGGCCCAGCTCGGCCAGCGCGGCGTGCATTTGGGCCACCCCGATGGTGACCCCGTAGGCGGGGTGGAATTTCTCCCAGCTCGAGGGGGCGCACGGGTCCAGGTCATCCGGGCAGGACCACTCGAAATACGCGACCCCCGAGCGCTGGCCCTGGTCCACGGCGGCCCGCCCCCGGGTCACCGCTTCCCACAGCCATAGGGAGGTTTCGTCCCCGGCGGTGGACACCTTCCACACCTGGGCCCCGGGCCGGGTGGCCTGGGTGGGGACAATGGCCTGGTCCAGCTGGCGGCCGCGCTCCAGGTCATGGGCCCACGCTTCGTCCACCACCACCAGGTCCGATTGGCGCGAGTGAAGCGCCGCGGGCTGGGGCGGGAAGACCCGGAACAGGGACCCGTGCGGGTATTCGATCCCCTCGCGGCCCTGGCCCAGGACCACTTTGGCGTAGGGGCCGAGCGGGGACAGGCGGAGCCCGGGCACATGCTCATTCACCAGCCAGTCCCGGGCCACCGCGGCGGTCTGGGCCGTGTACCAGACACGCTGGCGGGGCCGGTAGATGGTCCGGTGTTCCATGGCCGCGCCGGTCAGGGTGGTTTTTCCCGACTGGCGGGGGACGGTGATGACCACCAGCGAATAGGCGAACAGCCCGGTAGCCGGGTCCACTTCGGTGGCCACGTCCACCACCGCCCGTTGCCAGCGCATCAGGGGCCAGCCGAGCGCGTCGGCCAGCGCGCCGATCGCGGGGCCGTAGCTGGGCCGGTTAGGGGTCCGTGGGGTGGCCCACGCTGGGGGCGGACAGTCCGGCGACGAACGCGGCGAACGGGTCCACGGGCTCGGCGGTCCCACCAGCCAAACCGTAGGCCCGTCGCACCTCCAGATAGGCGAGGGATGCCCGGGCTATCTGGACGGGGAGCCCCGATTCCTCGGCCAGGTCCACCCCGTGGGCCGCGGCCCGCAATTCCGCCCGGGCCCCGGGGCCGATCCCGGGGGTTTCGGCCAAATCCTGGTTCAATCCCCGTTCCACCCGCCCAACCCGGGGCGTTTGGCGCTTGGGGGAGGGAGTTTGGCGAT